CGAGCGGTTGCAGGACATCACCGAGGCACAGGCCACGGCCGAAGGATGCTTCTTCACCGACTACGGCCAGGCCTGCTTCCACGGTGGACGGGGCATCCGTGACGCAACCGAGTGCGAATACCCCGCCAGCAAACACCAGCAGCGCCCAGGCTGGATGTGGGACAAGACGAACAGCTACGAGCAGTGCCTTGACTCAGCCCGCCACGCTTTCGGCAACCTGTGGAACTCGGTAGGCGGCGACTGGGGCGCCAACCCGTGGGTCTGGGTGGTCGAGTTCAAGCGGGTGACGCCATGATCGCCACCCTCTGGTTCGCCTACGTCTTCATCTACAAGGGGCCGAGGCCATGAGCGACGAACTGAAACCGTGCCCCGAGTGCGCGAGCGACAACCTGGAGCTGGATAGCAGCTGCAGCGCCGGACTCAGCTGGGTCATCTGCCGCGACTGCGACTTCACCCTGCAAAAGAAGGTGCCCGAGGAAAACATCTGGCAGCACTGGAACAAGCTGAAGAAAACGCAGAAGCACTAACCCCAATCCCCCTACATGCCTGCCGGTGAGCGGCGGGCGAGGTATTCGCTATGTCCGAAGAAACTGAAGCGCTGTATGTCGTCCACGCCCAGGGCCCCGACGATCTGTACGCGGCCGCCAGCAAAGAGGAAGCTGACACGCTGGCTGCCAAGCAGAACGAACTGGTGCCGATGGCGAATTGCATTGTGATCGTCAGTCCGTGGGCTCCGGTCGAGCACTGGAAAACCCTCGCCGAGCAGAATGCGGAAGACGCAAAGTACCTGCGCAGCGGGTGGCAAGCCGACCTGAACCGGCTCAACGCTGCAAAAGCTGAAATCACCGCACTGAGCAAGAACGTGATCGACATGACCCGTGAGGACTTCGACGCAACGCTGAACAACCTCCGCCGGATGGGCGCCAGCATCGACGGCGACAACGCCTACAAGCGCGATCTGTGCGACTCGATTTTCGGGGCCCTGGCCTTCGGCGCACAAAACACCAACCCGCCACCGGCAGATCACTGGGGCCAGCGCTTCTGGGACATCGGCCGGGAGGAACGTGCGATGCAGGAAGAGCTGCTCGAAAGCCTATCCAACTTGGTCGGACTGGCGAAACTCGGGGCCGCCAGGCTCGACAAGTACCACGCAGCCCTTGCCCACGCCGAAGCAGTAATCGCCAAGGCCACCCGCTAACCAACCTTCTGCCGCCCAGCGCGGCAAGGACCTCCCATGTTCGCAACGAAACTCACCCTGATCCTGCTGGGCGCTTTGCTGTACCTGGCCGGCACCGGCTACTGGCTCGCCTGGCTCGGGCCCGACCTGCTCAGCACCGGCACCACCGAGGCGCTACTCGGCGCATTCGCCGGCACCTGTGCCTGGATGCTGATCACCTTCGGCCTGGTCATCCACATCATCAAGACAGCGCGGCCCACTGCGGGCGGGAGGTAAGTATGGCAAATAGAAGCGCGGCCCAGGCTGCGCCCATACTCCCGCGCTTCATTCGCGCGGGCGAGGCTTACGGGTACCTCGGCATGTGCCGGGATGTATTCAACAAGACGGTGCGCCCTTACGTCTGCGAATTCCCCATAGGAAAACAGGGGGTCGGGTTTGATCGGCTGGAGCTTGACGCATGGGCGGACGCCTACGTCGAGAGCAAGTCGATTGAAAAGGCGGCCAATCAGGACAACAATCAGCCCCGCAGCGAGCGCCAGGCGCGGGCCACAGGAGCAACGCCATGGCCCAAAAAGCAATCACCGGCCTCCAGCAAATGCCGAACGGCATCTGGAAGATCGACAAAAAATACAGAGGAGAGCGAATTCAAGAGAGTACTGGCACTTGTGACCGCACCGAAGCAGAGCAGTACCTGATCCACAAGCTGGAGAAGTTGCGCCAGCAGAAGGTGTACGGCATTCGGCGGGTTAGGACGTGGCGGGAGGCGGCGACTCGCTTCCTGCTGGAAGTAAAGGATCAGGCATCCATCCATATTTCGGCGACCTATATGGAGCAGCTCGACCCGTTCATTGGCGACATGCCGCTGACTCACATTGATGACGACGCGCTTGCCCCATACGTGCGATCGAAGCTGAACCCGGCGACGGGCAAGCCGGTCACGAACAGGACTGTGAACATCGCGCTACAGCGGGTTATCCGGGTTTTGAACCTCTGCGCACGAAAGTGGCGAGATGAAGAGCGCCGGCCATTGCTCGACGTGGTTCCGATGATTTCTCTGCTGGATGAGAAGACGAACAGCCGAAAGCCCTACCCGCTTTCATGGGAAGAGCAGTCGATCCTATTCGCCGAGCTTCCTGCACACCTTCAGACCATGGCAATGTTCAAGGTCAACACGGGGTGCAGGGAGCAGGAGGTTTGCAAACTTCAGTGGAATTGGGAGATTGCCGTACCTGAGCTGGGAACGAGTGTGTTCCTGATACCGGCTGGATTTGGAGGAAGGAGCGCAAGGGCTGGCGTGAAGAACCGGGACGAGCGCCTGGTCGTGATGAATGACGTTGCCAAGTCAGTGATCGAGAAGCAGCGCGGCAAGCATCCGCTCTACGTGTTCCCGTTTGGCAAGCCAGATGGTGAGGGGAATGAAACGACGGTTCACCGCATGAACGACTCAGCCTGGAAGAAGGCGAGGATTCGGGCGGCGAAGAAGTGGCAGGAGAAGTTCTTGCGGCCGGCACATGACGGCTTTGCCAGAATCCGCATTCACGACTTGAAGCACACCTTTGGGAGAAGGCTGCGTGCTGCTGGCGTGACAGAGGAGGATCGGAAAGCGCTGCTCGGCCACAAGAACGGAAGCATTACCAGCCACTACTCGGCGGCGGAACTGGATCAGCTAATTGCGGCGGCAAACAAGGTATCAGCAACCGACTCGCGCGCACCAGCGCTGACGATTCTGAAAAGGAGGGAAGCGTGA